GACCAAGCGTCTCAAGGGCACCCTCGGTGCCAGTGGCAGTTTTCGCAGCCGCGCTGAGATACCGAGAGAACATCATTATCGTGCTCAAGCCTCTGGTGGCACCTGAAATTGCCTTTAATGCCCCACCAACCGCAAGGAGTCCCGGGCCAGCGCCGACTATTGCGAGCAGAACGTCCGCTACTCCGCTCCGTTCCGCATCGGACAAGCTGTTGAAGTCAGACAGCAGGTCCTCAACGGCGTTGGCGACGCCAATAATCTTTGGCGTGAGCGCCTCGCCGAGATTCACCGATGCGGTCTCTGCCTCTCCGCGCAGGTATTCGAGCGCCCAGCCAAGGTCACCCATGCGAGCCTGCATCATTTCCTCTGCGTAGCCAGCTCGCTCGGTGGCTTCGATGTAGCGTCCAAGCTCCTCGCTGCCAGCAGTCATAAGTGCGATGGCGGCGGGGAGCGCACGTGCGCCGAAGATGGTGTTGAGCGTCTCGTTGCGCGCCTCGTCGTCAAGGTCGCCGAACGCCCTGTTAAGCTCGTTGACAAGCTCAGAAAGCGACTTCATCTTGCCGCTTGTGTCGTAGACCGACACGCCGTACTGGTCTAGAAGCTCCTTTGCCTTGCCGGTTGGTGCGCCGAGGCGCTGCATGAAGTTACGCAGGCCCGTACCAGCCATCTCTGCCTGCAGGCCGTGGTCAGCAAGCAGGCCGAGGGCACCGGCAACGTCGTTGATGGAGTAGTCTGCTAGGCCAGACCAACCAGACACGTAGCGGAACGCGGACGCAAGACCGCCAATCTCTGCGGTCGACTTGTTGGCCGCGCCAGCGAGTGCGTCTGCCACGTCGGTGGCATCCTCGGACGACAGGCCGAACACCTTGATTGCGTTGACGGCTACGGTCGCCGCGTCTGCCATCGAGATGCCGCCAGCTGCGGCGAGCTGCATGGTCGCCTCAAGAGCGCCGCCCTTAATCTGGGCGTCGGTCATGCCGCCCTTCGCAAGCTCGGACATGGCCTGAGCCGCCTCGGTCGCCGAGAACTGTGTCTCCTTGCCCCAGTACAGGGCGAGGTCGCTCATCTCTTGGAGCTTCTGCCCGGTCAGGTCGAGATAGCCGCCGACCTGAGAGATGGCATTGCCGTATTCCTCGGTGTTGCGAATAACGCTGCTTCCGAACCCGACTGCGATTGCAGCGGAGATAACCGACAGCTTCTGGCCGACGTTGACAAGACTGTCACCAATAGTGCCGACACTGTCGGAGAACTCGCGCATGTTCAGCGCGGCCTGCCCTATCTTCGAGCCGTGCAGCTCTGCGGCCATTGCCGCATCGCGCTGGGCTTGCCTGAGCGCACCGAGCTTAGACTCCTGAACGGCCAGCTCGCCGTCAAGGTCCTTCATCCATTCGTTGCAATACTCGATATCGGCGGCAAGCTGGTCGTATCCAGCGTCACTCGGGTCCATTGCGCGAAGCTGTGCCTGCATCTCGCGCTGTAGGTTGGAAACCTCCCTGTACTCGCCCTTGACCTTGGATAGCGCCTTCTCCTGATAGCCAATCTCCTTGGTCAGCATTCGGGAGCGCTCGGTGTACAGGCGCGTGTCCTTGGGGTTCAGCTTCATGGCCTCGTTTATGCGCTTGAGGCCGCTCTGCGTCGAGGTCGCCTTCCCGTCAATTGCCCTGAGCGTGTTCAGCAGGTCGGTGGCGTCGCCCTCGAACTTGATGGTAAGGCCCTGATAGTCTGTCACCGGACCTCCTTTAGATGCTTACGAACGTCCTGTCAATGTCGGCCTGCGTCGCGCTGCGGACGCCGCCGACTCGCTGGTCGGGTGGTATCGACCATGCGGAGTGGATGCCTGCATACCTTCGGTAGTCCCTCGGGGACATGTGGAATGCCTCCGTGTACGAGAAGCCCATCGTCATGAGTGCGGCGACCTTGGCCTCGTCGGGCCACGCCTCCTCCTCGACGGTCGGGTCGTGCGGTTCGCTACGCTTGCTCCTCGTCGGGTTCGACAGGGTCAGCGAGTCCTTCCGGGAGACGAAAAAACACCCCGTCACCAAGCTCATGGACCACGACCATGTAGACCCCGGAGACCTCCTCAAGCGTGAGTGGTTCATGGGCTATCCGCTCGTGGAACTCGCGCCAAGTCTCGGTGATGGAGTCGCACGCGACGCCCATCGCCCACATGCAGCCAAAGAGCACGTCGTAGTCGATTCCGCGATAGTTCTCCTCGCCAGCCTCGACCGAGACGAACAGCTTGAGAATATCCTCGGTCAGGTTACCGATGAACGGCTCCCTCAACCTGCCGGAGAACTGATTTGCGTAGACCGTGCACGCCCCAAGGGACGCCTCAAGCGTGTAGTCACTACCAAAGACGTGTACCTGCATCCTGTTTCCTGCTGCCATGCCGTCCTCCTCCTATGGACACGAAAAAAGAGGGGAGGGGACTGTGCCCCTCCCCATGTGCGGCAACGCGCTAGGCCACGACCAGCGGGACCGCCGTGAAGAAGTTGGCGTAGTTGTCGTCGCCGGTCTCGCAGACGTACTGGGTCTTCATCGCCGTGGTGTTCGTGCCGGTCTTGATGGTCTTGGGTGCGGCGGTGATGGACGAGGTCTCGCTGCCCTCGGTGATGGAGTCCGTCGCGGTGGCGGCGGTGTAGGTCGGGACGGTCGCGGTGCAGCCGTACCAGCACACGCGCTTGCCACCAGCGTCGGTCTCAAGCTGGAACATCAGCGCGAACTCCTTGGGAATGTCGTTCGGCGACATGGAGTAGCCGCCGCCCTCCTCGGCGGTCATGCCGAGGACGTCGGTGTAGAAGGAGTTGGGGAACTTCGCCATCTGCAGGTCGCCGGACATGCCGGACGAGACGGTCTTGTTCCAATACTTGATGTTGTCGGCCCAGATGGTGTTGTCGTTGTTGCCATCGTTGGAGATGGACATGTTCTCGCCACCGGGCATGTGGACGGGGGTGCCGTAGGTGGTGACGCCGTTGGCCCCCTCGGTGGCGATTGCGTAGTAGACGTTGGAGATGCCGTACTGAATCTTTCCGGCCATCGTGCCTCCTTAACGAAAATGGCCCCCTCGCGGGGGCCGTCCTTCAAACGTTCTGTCTTGGTGCCTAGCGCTCGAACACGTGCGTGTACCAGCGCGTCATGACGGCTCGCCCGTCATTGAGGGGAACGGTAGCTCGCTGCCATCCGATGCCAGCCGAGTTGAGCGCATTCTGGACGTCGACCTCTAGGGCGACGTCACGGACCCTCGTGTAAAGCTCGATGAGGTAGAGCACCGGTGACTCGTTGACAGCCCCGTCTGCGAACCAGTTGTTTGTGTCGCCGGGGACTATGACCACGTAGGGCATGTCGGGGACGGTTCCGTTGAGCCAGTCGACCTGCGTGTTGGGCAGGCCGGTTGAGTCGACGGCTGCTAGGAGGTCGGTGAGGGTGCGTGCCATCACATGCCTCCCCTCGCTATGGGCGCTGCATTGCGATATGCACGTGCAATAGCACCGTCGCCTCGGGTCTTGGTGCCGATTCTCGCCATGTGAATCCAAGTTCCCTCGCGCCCAAGAAATCGCGGGTCCTTACCGTTGCCACCACCTGCAGAATGACCAAACTCAAGCAGGTGCGTGAGCTTGGGAGCGTGCTTGTTTGCGACGACACGAGAGATGAGGTACTTCCTGCGCGAGCGACCGTAGACGAACCAACCCTTGTCATACATGCCGATTGTGGACGCATGATTGCCATAGCCACCAGATATGCTCCGCGTACCACGGTCCGAGCTGCCGCCGCTATTGTGGCCGGGGCTGCGCTTTAGCTCGTCCCGCGCGTGCCTAGCGGCCTTGCCTATGTTTCGGTTCAGGGCCTTCATGTTCTCGTCGTTGTTTTCCTCGACGATTCTGTGAATGGTTTGGGTAAGCTCACCCGGACCAATCACGAGCATCCTGTTACCCATCCACGGAGTCACCCCCATCCACGAAGTCGCCCCTCCCGGAAAGCACGATGGTGTCATGCGCCTGAGTCGTGGCCGTGAGGGTGTAGAAGCGACCCGCGTAGTTGAACGCCTTCTGGCCCCCGTAATACTTGGGGTCAAGCTCCACGAGCACAATGTCGTAGTCGGCGCGGGAGGTGCCGTAGGTGCGCTGCTGGGACTCCTCGGAGAGCCTGAGCAGGTTGGCCGGAACCACTGGGCCGTCCCACTTCGCGTGTTGCACGTGCGACTCGGCGAACGTCGTCGTCGGCGACAGCAGCTTGACCTCGTACAGGTACAGCGAGCGGTTGAGCGTGACGCGGCGGTCGTACTGGGTCGGCAGGGTGCCGCCCGTGGGGGCGATGGGGTCGCCGTACACTCGGTAGCGGTTCCCCCTCACCCACACGTGGCAGTCCCTCAGCGACTCGGGGTGCGACTTGGGCCAGATGCACGTCAGCGTCTCGGCGTCACCCTTGTATCGGGCTTGGTTGATGAACTTGGTCTGGACGTCGAGGATCGTCTGGTCGGACAGGTCTGCCTGCCTGATGAGTACCTCGATGCCCTCCTCGGTGGTGCCATCGGGACGCTCAAGCGTCGCTGGCTCCCCGCTAAGGAGTCCAAATCCCGGCAGTCGGCCCATGCTCCTCGTCACATCCCCTCATGTCCTTCATGGCGACGAGGGCCGTGCGCACGAGCACGCGACCGATTCCGAGCAGGCGCTTCTCCTGCGCGGTCAGGTACATGTCGCCCATTGGGTTGGCGAGCGTGACGCTGGCGTTCCAGACGTCGGCCTGCTCCTGATACTTGGACACGCCGGTGAGCGTGTTGCCCGAGTCGAAGGCCATGAGCAGCGAGCGCTTGGCGACGGCGCAGGTCACGGCCACGAGGTTCTGGTGCTGCACCTCGTCGTCCGCGTTGACGGGCACGTGGTAGCGGCGCATCTCGGCGGTGATGAATGCCGTCGCGTCGAGCAGCGTGGTCTCGGCCTGCGCCTGCTCGTCCTCGGTGAGCGTGCGCCAACGCGCCTCCAAGTCCTCGATGGTTGCGAACGGCTCCATCGGCATCACTCCTTGGTGGTGCGCTTGCGGGTGGTGCGCTTGGGCTTGGGCTTGGGTTCCTCCTCGATTGCCACGACGTAGCCGCCGTCCGCAAGCTCGATGATTCGCTCCTCGTCGCCCTCGTAGACGTCGCCCACCCGATAGCAGGTGGACGGGTCAAGGCGGTCATAGAACGAGCTGATAACCTCTGCCTTCATGCGGCACCTCCCAACTAGGCGGTGATGGTGCCGTGAACCACGAGGTCTGCGTACTCGGTCATCATGGTGAGGGCAGACAGGACGTGGGTCTCGGTGGAGACGCGGGCAAGGTTGGCCTCGTGCGTGACGCCGATGATGCCGTGGTCGGAGACGGTGTAGGTCAGGCCACCACGGGACAGCTCGGAGAAGTCAGCCGCGAAGAAGCGGATGTTCTCTACGGGAGTCATCCAGATGTTGCCCTGAGTCACCTTGTTGGTGACGATAATGTCGGTGACGCCGAGGAAGCTCTGCAGGTAGTTCATGCCGTAGAGCGTGGCGAGGCCGACGTTGGCGGCACCGAGGTACCCGGCAATGTCATAGGGGTTCACGAAGCGGATGCAGCGGCCAGCGGAGAAGCCCTTGGTCTCAAGCAGGTCGTTCATCTTGGCGTCCATGTTGGCGAGGGCCTTCTGCATGCCCTGACCAGTGGCGGTGGAGGCACCAGTGGTGGTGGTGAGGTCGGTGAAGAACTCGGTGAGAAGCTGCGAGCGCAGGTTGTTGAGCATCTCCTTGTCGGTGCGGAGCACGGCCTGCTCGTAGCCGCCCTTCTGGATGGCGGCGGCGGTGGTGCGCTTGCGGTAGGGCTTGAAGGCAAGCGAGCCAACGGGCGTCCTGGTGACGGCGTAGTGCGACAGCGCGACCTCGTCGCCCTCGACGTAGGCGCTGCCGGACGAGGACGGGCTGGGGGTGCCAGTGGTGGCGGAGTTGTTGAGAGCGCCAGTGACCGTCAGCTTGTAGAGCGTGGTGCCAGCGGCCATGACCTGCGGCTCCTCAAGGCCGAGGCGACCGATGAAGTCGTAGATTTCCTTCTCGAAGTTGGAGTTGAACTCAAGGTCGAGAGACGTAACCACGTCGGCGGTCACGATGGTGTTGGGGGTAACTGCCATTTCTTCTCCTTACTTGTAAAGGTCTAGGTTCTGTGCGCGGAGCCTGATTCGGTCGACCGCGTTCTTGGTCGCCTCAATCTGCTCGCGCGTGATTCCGGGGGTGCCTCCCGGCTCCCCGCCGTCAGGGACGGACTTGCCAGTGAAGCCAGCTGCCACGAGCGCCTGCGCGTGCTGCTGCATCTCCTCCTTGGTGGAGCCTCGGAGCACGCTCGCCGGGACGTGCGTCGCGGCGGCGACCTCGTCTGCCCACGTGCGGAGGTCGTTCTGGTGCTGCAGCTTGTCGCGCTCGTCCTTTAGCTCCTTGAGCTGCTGGGAAAGCTCGCTAATCTGGGCCGAGACGTCCTCGCCGCCCTTGCTGCCAAGTGCGTCGAGCTGCTTCTTGTTGGCCTTCGAGCGCTCCTCCCACTTGCGCGACTCCGCAAGCGTCTTTTCGTAGAGGGCCTTGTAGTCCGGCTCGGTGCCGTGCGGCTCCTGCTGGGTCACGTCCTCTGCCTGCTGGTTCTCGTTGTCCATTCCTGCTCCTTCCCCCGTGCGGGTGATAGGTTTGGGCCGTGCGGCCCCGTTCGATATGAGAAGGCCCCGCACGTCTGCGGGGCCTCGTCTCCACTTGTGTCGGTCACCACTCGCGGCGACCGAAGCGCCGTTCCATGAGGTCGAGCTTCTCCTCGGCCATACGCTCCCTGTATCCCTCGGTGCGCAGCTTCTTTCCCTGCTCACCTGCATACTTGGCGGTGACCTGCTTCCACTCGCCCCAAAGCTCGTACATCTCGCGCGTGTCGTATCCCTCGTAGGTTGTGTCCTGCACGAGCAGGTCTCCCTCGCGGTGACACAGGCAAGCCTGAATCTCACAGTCGCAGCCCTTGTGCGTGTGGTTCGGGTCGCTGCTGCTGTGGCCGTAGGCCGACTCCTTGGACAGGTAGACGGCACCACGGCTTGCCAGCATCAGGCAGAAGTCGCACGTCTCAAGGCCCTGTGGTATGCGCTGGTAGCGAATTTCGTACTCCGAGCGAGGCGTTGCGCCGACCACTGTGGCCGACTGACCCGTCTCGCGCAGGTCAAGCTCGACTCCGTTCATGCCGACGCCAGCCTGATAGAGCATGGTGCGCATGTTCGTCTGGTAGACCGCGTTGCCAGCGGCGAACACAATCTGGTCAATGAAGCCGTCCACGTCGTCGTGGGTGAGCTTGAGCGCCTGATACCGTGCGATGCGCTCGAACTCGTCCCGCGTCCAGATGCCGACCGGCATCGAGCCGTGGACGTCGGCACCGGACAGCGCCATCGTCTCGTCGAACATGTCCACGGCGAGGGCGGCGACCCTCTCCCCGTAGACGGCGACGGCCTGCGCCATGACGTCAATCGCGGCGTCACGCCACGATTCCACCGTCAGGCCGCGCCCCACCAGTGCCAGAAGCTCCGCTGAGGCGAACCTCCGCGCCTGCTCCCTCTGCTCCCGTAGCTGCTCCGTATACGCCTGCACCATTGCCCGAGGTATCGTTGCCAACGCTCACCTCCATGAACGAGCGTCCGTCTATGACGCGCTTCTGGTTGAGCATCCTGCGTCGTGTCGCGCGGTCGATGC